TTTTGTCCTTCACGTTTTGGGTTTTACGTTCCGTATCTTCTACATCAACATTACCTCCCTTTTGGCCTTAATGCAAGGCGAGTGGGCGGAATTATCTAATAAATTGACCTTGTTAATAGATGTTAAAATGGGCAAGGCGGCCGGCCCATTACGCGTCGCCATCGCCGTCGAACTTACGGGCCAGGCGGGCCAGTTCCCGCTTGATTGGGCCCAAATCATCCAGCTCGCCAATCCAGCCTTCGACGACGCACTCGGGCAGGTAGTAGTCTTTGCGGCCTTTTGTCCACCCCATCAAGTAGAACCAGCGTTTCATGGCCCCGGCGGCGCCACTGCCGGCGTAGCGGGCCTGCGGGGCGTCAAAGCTGGTGTTGCGGTCCAGGGCCCTCGTGGCGGCCGCCAGGCACATGGTGAGGTAGGCCTCCATCTTCAAGGCGTCCGTCGTTCCGCTAAAGCAGCGAAATTCCACGGTTCCGCGTCCAAAGGCCGGTGCGACGTTCAAGAGTTGGTAGCGGCCAATCCCAGCCGCCTCGCGGCGGAATTGTTCGGCGGTGAGTTTCTTCTTGAGGGCCTCTTTCTTGTTCTTCCAGGCCCCGTTGGCCAGGCTGCCACACCAGCGATGGTTGTAGCGGCGTCGCGTTCCGGAGGCCCCGTAGAAGGCCAGTTCGTGTTGGGCGGTCAGGTTCAAGAGGCGTCGAATCCAATCGGCGACATCGTCGTAGTTGTGGCCCGCGGCGCTGGTGCAGCCTATGTGGCAGTGGAATCCACAGGAAGCGTTGACCCTCGCTCGCATACGCCTGAGCAGGTCGGCAAGCTTTCTTACCTGGGCCAGGCCATCCGCTCCCTGCAGGATGGGGCTGACAATCTCCACCGCCTGGTAGTTTCGCAGGGTAGTGTGCAGACTGCTGTCGCTTTGGGCGTTCCAGCCGGCGGGAAAGTCGCCGCCCAGGGTAGCGCCGCGATGGTAGCGACCCACCCGTACGGAGCCGCGTGGCAGGAAGCATTCGATCTCAATACCAAATGTCAATTCGGCGGCTTTGCGGCTCTTTACCTGTATCTGGCGGGTCGTCGTCCTTGGCATGGCTGGCTCCTTGGTTATTTCTGTTTCATATCTTCTACATCAACATTACGCTGTGTTGTGCCTTAATGCAAGGCGAGCGGGAAGGATTATTGATGTTTTATGACGAGTTTTTGCAGAGGGACACCCATGGCTGCCTCTGATGTTAAGATAGGTAAAGACCGCGTCGACCCGGCGGCCCTGACTCTCGCCCAGCTGGCCCAATTGCTGGCCGCCGCCGGCCAGCGGCCGATTACCGAGGCCATGGTGGCTGTCGATGTCGAGGCCGGCGCGCCCACCAACGCCGACGGCACCATCAACCTGCTGCATTATGCCGCCTGGATGGCACGGGAGGTGGCCCGTGGCGCTTGACCCGCGTCAACTACGCCCGTCGCTGCTGACGCGCATGCTCAACTCCACGCCCTTGGGCGAGGTGATCAGTGAGCGTCAGCTGCGTCGTCATCGCAACCGGGCCGGCTATCGCATCGGCGACGACAAGCGCGTCGATTTGCTGCGCTATACCGCCTGGCTGGCCTGGCTGCGCCATGGGCCCAAGCCGGCCAAACCGGTCACCGACTATGAGGCCCTCAAAGAGGCCGCCCGGGCCCGCAACGCTGAACTGTCCGCTAGCGGCCGCGACATTGGCGCCATCCCGGAAGTAGTCGATCCGCAGCGCAAGGCCCGGGCCGCGACGGATTTCCGTTTCTTCTGCGAGACGTACTTTCCGGCGACCTTTTGCCTGCCCTGGTCCGACGACCACCTCAAGGTCATCGCCAAGATCGAACAGGCCGTCCTGCGGGGTGGGCTTTTTGCGATGGCTATGCCGCGTGGCAGCGGTAAGACCACGCTGGCCGAGACCGCCTGTATCTGGGCCATGCTCACCGGGGCGCGGCAGTTCGTCTGTCTGATCGGCTCGGACGCCGGCCACGCCCGCAGTATGCTCGAGAGCATCAAGGTCGAGTTCGAGACCAACGAGCAGCTGTTAGAAGACTATCCCGAGGCGGTCTTTCCCATCCACGCCCTGGAACGTATCCACAATCGGGCCAAGGGCCAGCTCTGCCAGGGCAAGCACACCCGAATTGTCTGGACGGCGGATGAGATTGTCCTGCCGACCATCCCGAATAGCCAGGCCTCGGGCGCCATCATTCGCGTGGCCGGCATCGAGAGCCGCATTCGTGGCATGAAGTACAAACGGGCCGACGGGCGGGCGCTGCGGCCCTCACTGGTGGTGCTTGATGACCCCCAGACCGACGAGTCGGCACGGAGCAAGCCACAGACCCGGGCCAGGATGGACACGCTCAACGGCGCCATCCTGAACCTGGCCGGACCCGGTCAGAAGATCTCCGGCATCATGCCCTGCACCGTCATCCGGCCGGGCGATATGGCCGATGAGATTCTCGACCGCGACAAGCACCCGGCCTGGCAGGGCGAGCGGACCCAGCTGGTCTATGCCTTCCCCGACAGCCAGAAGCTCTGGGAAACCTATGCCCAGATTCGCTCCGACAGCTTCCGCAACGACGGCGACGGCCATGAGGCCACCGAGTTCTACCGCCAACACCAGGCCGAGATGGACGCCGGCGCCGCAGTCGCCTGGCCGCAGCGCCATAACGAGGACGAGCTCTCGGCCCTCCAGCATGCCATGAACCTGCGGCTCCAGGACGAACGGGCCTTCTGGGCCGAATACCAGAACGAACCACTGCCGGAAGATGACGACGATGGTGATCAGCTCACGGCGGACGCCATTGCCGCCAAGACCAACGGCTATCCGCGCAGCTACGTCGCAGTGGGGGCCAGTCACCTGACGATGTTCATCGACGTGCAGGGCAAACTGCTGTTTTATGCCGTCGTCGCCTGGGAGGAGGATTTTACCGGCTATGTCGTCGACTACGGCGCCTACCCCGACCAGCAGCGTCGCTACTTCACCCTGCGCGAAGCGCAGAAGACGCTCGGCCGCGCCGCACCGGGCGCGGGATTGGAAGGGGCGATCTACGCCGGCCTGGAACGACTCACGGACGATTATTTGTCGCGCAACTGGCGGCGCGATGATGGGGCCGACCTGCGTATCGAGCGGTGTCTGATCGACGCCAACTGGGGCCAGTCCACCGATGTGGTCTATCAGTTCTGTCGCCAGAGCAGCCATGCGGCCCTGGTCATGCCCAGCCATGGCCGCTACGTGGGGGCCTCGAGTGTCCCCTTTAGCGAATACAAACGCAAACGGGGCGAGCGGGTGGGCCACCACTGGCGGATTCCCAACGTGCAGGGCCGCCGCCAGGTGCGCCACGTCCTGCTCGACACCAACTACTGGAAGAGCTTCATTCACGCGCGACTGGCGGTGGCGATGGGCGATCCGGGGTGTCTGTCGCTCTTTGGCCGCCAGGGCATTGAGCATCAACTCCTGGCCGACCACCTCACCGCCGAATACCGCGTGCGGACCGAGGCGCGAGGCCGCACAGTCGATGAATGGAAGCTCCGACCCGGCGGCCGTGACAACCACTGGTTCGATTGTCTGGTCGGTACGGCGGTGGCGGCCTCCATTCAGGGGGCGGTCCTGCCGGGTACGGACGCCCAGGCCGCACCGACGCGGCAACGTATCCGGCTCTCGGAGATGCAAAGGAACAGACGCTAGATGGCCCAGCCAACCGACATGCGAACGCCCATCCAGAAGCGTGGTCTGCAGTGCCCCCGTTGCGGCTGCGGCCATTTCCGGGTGCTTTACACCCGTCGGGCGTGGGGTGGTCGCCTACTGCATCGGCGTGAATGCCGCTACTGCGGGCGGCGTTTGACAACGTATGAGCAAGCCACGGCGACAGCGTCATAGTTGGTGTCCAAGGCTCCACGTTCTGCATATGGAACAATTTTCGTACTCAACGGAAATCGCACGCCATTTTGTGATTTGACCGGGTAATTGACTTATAGGCGGCCATGGTTCGGTCGCTCTGGGAGACTTACATGGCCGAAGACCTCGACAACACCATCGAAGAGAACGCCGCCAGCCCGGCCAAAGCTAGCGGCGATAGCGGCTCGGTGGAGCAGCACAAGCTCACCGACCAGATCGAAGCGGACAAGTACCTGGCCAGCAAGGCGGCTTCGCGGCGGTCGGGCTGGCCGCTGCGGCTGTTCAAGCTCTCGGCCCCGGGAGCACGCTGATGCGCTGGTTTAGACGCAAAGACAGACGCCCACTCGTCCGGCGCGCGGTGCGGCTGGTTCGTGCCAAGTTCGACGCGGCCGGCACCACGAGTGAAAACGCCCGCCACTGGGCCCAAGCCGATGGACTCAGTGCCGACGCGGCGGCATCACCGGCAGTGCGGCGCATCCTACGCAATCGCGCCCGCTACGAGGTGGCCAACAACAGCTACGCCCGCGGGATCGTCACAACGCTGGCCCACGATTGCGTGGGCACGGGGCCACGCTTGCAGGTACTCGGCGACGATCAGCAGGCCAATCGCGACCTGGAGACGCTCTTTGCCGACTGGGCCTCGGAGATCCAGCTGGCCGCCAAGCTGCGGACCATGCGGATGGCGCGGGCCTCGGATGGCGAGGCCTTCGGTATCTTGACCATCAACCGTCAGGTGGCCTCGCCGGTCAAGCTCGATCTCCAGCTCATCGAGGCCGAGCAGGTGGCCACACCGGTGGACAGGCAACTGGACGTGCGGCGGGGATACATGGACGGCATCGAGTGCGACCGCTTCGGCAACCCCTCGGCGTATCTGGTCCTGCGCGACCATCCCGGTGGTGCAATGCTCGCCTCGCAGCGCTACGACCGCATCCCGGCGGCGGCGATGGTGCACTGGTATCGCAGCGAACGGCCGGGTCAGCATCGTGGCGTGCCGGAGTTGACGCCGGCGCTGCCCTTGTTCGCTCAGCTGCGCCGCTACAGCCTGGCGGTGCTGGCCGCGGCCGAGACGGCGGCCAACTTTGCGGCGGTGCTGTATACCGATGCGCCCGCCAATGGCGAGGCGGCGGCTTTAGAGCCGATGGATGTGGTCGAGTTGGAGCGTAACATGGCCACGACGCTACCCGACGGCTGGAAGCTCGGCCAAATCGACGCCCAACAGCCCGCGACCGGTTATGGCGAGTTTAAGCGGGAGATCCTCAACGAGATCGCCCGCTGTTTGAACATGCCCTTCAACGTCGCTGCTGGCAATAGCTCCGGCTACAACTATGCCTCGGGCCGCCTGGACCATCAAACCTATTTCAAGAGTATCCGGGTGGACCAGGCGGACCTGGCGCTGGTGGTGCTGGACCAGGTTCTGGCCGCCTGGCTGGATGAGGCGGTCCTGATCGAGGGGCTCTTGGCTCAACACTTTCGCCAGCGCAACACCCGTCTGGCCCACCAGTGGTTCTGGGACGGTCATGAGCATGTCGATCCGGCCAAGGAGGCCCGGGCCCAGGCAACGCGGCTGGCCAACCTGACCACCACACTGGCCCACGAGTACGCCAAGATGGGCCTGGACTGGGAGACCCAACTCATCCAGCGGGCCAAGGAGAAACAGCTCACCGAAACGCTGGGCCTGACAGACCAGGAGAGCCTGCCGGCTAATAAAACCAACGATAACGCCGACGCC